TCTCCGTCAAGAGTGATGCGCCTCCGAAAAGGCGCGGTTGTTGTTATCAGATTAGAGCGATTGTGCCACGAATGTTAAGGTCAAAAAGAGCTAGACTTGCGAGTGTCTTGGCGTGACTCTTATCGTCTATTGATAATAGGCCGCCCATTGTTGAAATAACTTTAACGCCGCCGCGCTTACCAATCATAGCCATATAACTATACTTATTAAACGGATGGTCTTGGCCGTTGTTCCAGTTAACAAAAACGCACCCACGCTCTTCTACTACTTTTGCCGTGCTTGTGCGTCTTTGAATTAGCTCGATTTTTTTGGCTTGCGCATTGTTCATGATGTTTCTCCGTCAGATGAGCAGCGTTGTGCGACTCCATGTAAAGCATTCTACACTAATCACACACATTGTCCACTTATTTCACACTTATTTGGAGAAAAATGTCTTTTTGATGGTTTGGGACACCTTAGTATCCTACAGGAGCATGATCCACAGGTTTCAATTGCCAGAACTCTTCATCATCCGTGATTACTGAGTCAAGTCACCATCGTGTCCGCTAAACTGGTTTGCCGCCATCACTCTGCTGCTCAGGCGCGATCCCATCAATCTCGGAAACCTTGTGCTATCTGGGCGTTTCAGGCTGCCCATAGGCCATATCGCTGAGTTACGGTCAGGATTTATCACACCGGATTGCCAGTGTACTCCAAGTTGCTAGTAATATACAATACCCATATGTGCAGGCGGTATATAGTTAAAGCCACTATATCTTGTCCTCCGTCAGCAAGCCGTTCTCCTTCGGGCTGTCTGCACACCTACTTGTTTGACACCTGCAAATAACCTCTGTACACTTATAGCTTCATTCATTCTTGACGGAATCTTAAAATGCAAAATCATCATTTCTGGACGGCTTTTTTTGCCGCGCAATCAAACTTCACTTCTCCCAAGAAATCAGGCATTAACGGCTTTGCCAATGGTCACAAGTACCACAAGCTAGAAGACCTGTTGCCTGCTGTTCACACAGTCTTATCTGAGCAAGATATCTTCTTTCGCTTTGAAGACATCAACTGTGATGAAACCGCTGGTACTAGAATATGGATGCAACATATGCCTAGCGGTCAGCAGTTTACTCAGGAATGTTTGGTAGACAAAAAGTTGCGTGACGCGCAAGCCTGTGGCGGCTGCTACACCTACGCTAAGCGCTATCTTCTTTGCAGTCTGTTTCTCGTATCAGATCCGAAGTTAGATGATGATGCTGACCGCGCCACTAACGGTGACCGCAAGCAAAAGCCAAAGATAGCTTCTGACTCGCGCATAGCTAAGATCAAGAAAGACCTCGCAGAGATTAAGATCACCGAAGAGCGAGCGTTGAAACTTGTAGGCGCTGAGACTTGGATACTGAGTCTTGATCAGGCTGACCAGCTTGAAATGGCTATCATTAACAAGAAGTCTCAATGAACAAGACCGAAACTACCTGCGATGTCTGCGCGAAGTCTAAGCCGCGCAGCAATCGCTGGTGCAAAGAGTGTATAGCTTTGCATAGATTAGCAAACATACTTTGGAGAGTTAGATATGACGAAAGTGACTTACTGCGTTCAAGGAAGTCCAGAATGGCATCAGGCGCGATGCGGTATTATCAGCGCCTCAAATATGAAATCTTTGTTTACGAGCCGAGGCGAGAAGACAGCATCGGGCGTGAGAGAGACGTATTTGAATCAAGTGATAGCTGAACGCCTTATGCAAAAGCCTATGGATACCTACACTAGCTACGACATGGAGCGTGGCTCTTTGCTAGAAGAGCAGGCGAGAGCTAACTTTGAGCTGTACCTAGACGTTACCGTTCAAGAAGTTGGTTTCCATATGCTCGATGATCATGACATAGGATGCTCACCTGACGGCCTATTTGCCGACACAGGAGTTGAAATCAAGTGTCCCAAGGCAAACACTCACGTTAGGTATATGCGCTCTAAAAAGCTGCCTACTGAGTACATACAGCAGGTTCAAGGCACGATGTACGTGATGAACCTAGATCGTTATTATTTTATGTCTTATCACCCAGACCTGAAGCCCATAATTATTGAAGTCAAACGCGATAATGAACTAATAGATAAAGCTGCCGAAATACTTATAGCAGCCGCCAACATTGTTAAAACTGAAACGGAGAAGTTACATGAGCAACGCATTCAAAACCCTAACTAGCGTTAATAAGTCTACATACGATGACGGATATTACGGTCAAATTGACCCAACCGCTTTACGAGAGCTTGTGACAGCTCTGGACAACGGTCAGGTGTCACTTAATAAAGGCGGCAAGATAGCCTTGAAAGGTTGGAAGAACACGCCTGAAGGCGGCGGCGAGCCTTACATCTCAATGAAGTGGTCAGCTCCTATGAGCAGCGCTCCAGCAGCTCCAGCAGCAGCTCCAGCCAGCTTTGAGGACATACCATTCTAATGAAGGTAATCAATCTTAAAGAAGAAGGCATCAAGAGAGTAGCATCGCGCAGCAAGTATGTTGTGCGGTGGCTTGATATGGACGAAACCGAAGCTCTGTCGTTTGATGACTACGATGACATGAGGACTGCTTATCATTCAATTAGCAGCTTCTTGCGTAAGAATGATGATATGTACAAGGTCAAACAGTTCTCAGATCAAGGAGCAAGACGCTATTTAGTCTTGAAGGTCAGAGCATGAAGATAACTGCGGCAGATACTATGTTTAGTAAATGCGTCAGATCCAGAGCTAACTGGTGCTGCGAAGCCTGCGGCACACAGTATGAGGAAGGATCTCAGGGACTCCACTGTAGCCACTACTTTGGACGCAGAGCTTACGCTGTACGCTTTGATCCTATGAATGCTTTTGCCCATTGTTTTGGCTGTCACCAGAAGCTAGGCAGCAATCCTGATGACTTCCAGCGCTGGGCTGAAGCCCATCTAGGCGAGCAGGCCATTGGAATACTGCGTGAGAAGCGCGAAAACATTAGCCTTGCTAAAGACTATAAAAAGAACCTCAAGGACGTTGCCAAGCACTACCGTGAGCAATTTGCACTAATCCAAGCAGAGCGAGCAGAAGGCAATGACGGAAGAATCGAATTCATTGGGTATATTTGATATGAGTATAAACGAAGGCCAGCACTGGATAGTTAATTCAGACCACGCTATGAAGATGTTCAAAGAGCATATTGACGAACTGTATGCTAAGGACAAATACCTAGTCATCAAATGGGCTACTGGCAAGCAGCGCAGCCTGAAACAGAACTCCGCGCTCCACGTTTGGTGTCAGCTCATGGCTGATGAACTAAATGCCGCAGGTCTTGGGATGGAGAAGGTCTTAGAGCATAAGGCAGCTATTGATTGGACTATGGGAGGCGTTAAGGAACACCTTTGGAAGCCAGTTCAGGAAGCTATGACAGGCAAGGACTCTACTGCCAGCGCAGAGAAGCTAGACTACGTTAAAGTGTATGAGACTTTAAACCGTCACTTTGGTGACAAGATGGGCATTCATGTGCCGTGGCCTACTTTTGAAAACAGCAATACTTGAGATAGATCCGCTGTGGCACGAAATAGCCGCCGATAGTCCTGAATCGCTTAATGGACGGTCTGTGAATAGCCACTCCTATGCCACTGGCGTTATAGGCGAATTGGCTGTATCTCAGGCACTGGCAAGCCTTGGCATGACTTACAGCCATGATGATACCTATGACTACGATTTTCTTGTAGAAGGCGTAAAATTAGACGTAAAGAGCAGTGCGTCTAGGTTTGCTAGAGTAGGAGGAAACAACAGCACACTGCTTACAAGCTATTTGCAGAATCAAAATTGCGATGTTTATGTTTTTGCTTCCGTGTCTTATGCTGAGAATCTGGTATACATTATGGGCGTTTGCGCTAAGTTCTGGTTTTGGAAAACCGATTGTGCGGATGACTATAAAGCTGGTGATATCATATCTGTGCGCCCGATTAAGCAGGATGCTAGGATAATGAAGTACAAACATCTTACCAGCATATATGGATTGCCATTACTACTGGAGGCGCTGAAATGAAAAGAATAGAATTTGATATCAAGAGCCAAGAACAAATTGAAGAATGGCTTGAAGAAGTAGAAGGCAGAATGTCTGAGAATGACTTGAACTATATAGCTACCATTGCCTTTAACTTAGCCAATATGGATGAGTTCATATTTAGCAATGATGAGGTCTGTGATAAATTTTTAAACTATCAAACAACTCATTATTATGGAGGCGCTTTGCATTAAATTAACTTTCGTTTTTTTAGCTTTTTATAATTAGCCTGATGCGCTGTTTTTATTTTTTGTTTACTTTGTCCTTTATAAGCTACAGCTAAATTTTCAGATATTAACGCGCTGTTTATCGAAGTGCCATCTGTTAAAAAAATAGTTCCTAAGTAACGTCCGAACTTTCCTTTTTCTTTAGTCTCAAGTTTATAAGTTCCTCCGGTGTGTAGAGCTTCTTCGACAAATTTCTTTGCCAAGAGTCCGGCAGCTTTTTCTTGAGCATCTCGCGTGCGGCACTCTGGAGTATCAACACCGTACAGACGTATGCGCTCACTGCAACGCCAAGTACCAAAGCCAAGATCAATATCAACATCGACAGTATCTCCATCAACAACACGCGATATCTTGCAGCTATATTCATACATAAGATCCGGTCTCAATCATCTCTGCCAGTTCTATTGCTCGTCTACCTGTTTGTTTTGCAAAGCGGCTATCTAATAGCTGAATTGATGCTTCTCTATAATCTGCGTCTTCCAAGGCTTTAATCATCTTTGAGAAAGTGCGAAAGCGTGTCGCTCCCAAACAAAAAAACACATCTATCACCGCTTCTTGCCGAATATCATCAAGATCGCCAAACCATCTATATTCTTTGCTAAGCTCTTTAATACAACGAAGAATATCATTAGAAAGCAAGTAGTCTATCTCATCCTCTGACAAGCCAAGACCGCCTCTGGGATCTACGTTGCGGCCTACGCCTATTGTGTACCTGTCCTCAGTACACATATAAACGTGAGTCTCTGCACCTTCGTGGCGCTTAAGCATTGCAATTAGTTTGTCCATTTTATTTCTTTCCATTGCTGCCGCCAAAAAAGAACGCAGATATCCCTGAAACTAAACCACCTAAATAACCAAGAATCAGATTTACTACACCGTCATCATTAGCGTCTGGCGGCTGTATCGTGACCATAAAGACATAACCAAGAAAGCCAAGCAAGGCAACCATCGCAAAAACTTTTGGCATTGGATCGTCTCCGAAAGTCTTTCTTGCGTCTTTCCTGTCATCTACTTCAACCTTGAAAGATTCGAGGTTTATCTCCATCTCTTTCAGGCGATTCTGAAAATCATTATCAGCCTGCTTAACTAATAGAGCCTTCTCTGGTTGCGTCTCTAGTATCTTCTCAATCTCTTCTACAGATGCGTCAGGCGTTCCCATCCTAGATGCGACCATCTTAACCGCCATGCTTGCTAATGGGCCTCCTGCGGCCTGCGCGACAGTAGGAGCAAGAGACTTAAGAAGGTTGCCCAGTTTAAGCATCTTCGGCTACGATCTCATCAATCGTGTCGCAAACATCCTCAACAATTACACCAGTTGTAGCGGATAACGCAGACCTGCCTACGGCTCGCATACCTTTATAGACACCACTACAGTACAGCTCTTTATTCTCTCGCACCTGCTCAATCGTAGTACATGAAGCGATTACTGTAGAAGCAACCATTATTAGAGCCATCTTAAATATCAACGCCAACCTTGCCATCTTTTTGCTCCTTAATAAAAGTGTCTAAGCATTTTTTATAACCGTCCATCAAGTGGTCAGCTATCCTGTCCTTAAAATCACCACGGTCTTTCTTTCGGTAATACTTACTAGGATTTATTATCGTAGGGCCACCATTTGAGAAGTACAGCATAGTCTGCGACTTGCTAGGCCCATAGCATAGGCGTGGAACTCTTGGCACTATGTCTGATCCTTGAACCACTGAGATTTGATTATCTAGTGTCATAGGACGCTTAAAGCCTTTAAAGAAGGTATTCGGCTTTCCAAAGGTAATAAGGTTCAAGTTGTCATGCTTGCCATTTAGCTTTGCCGCTGAAAGCTCTGCCATCGCGCCACCAAGGCTATGACCGCAAATTAAAGTGCGCTTATTATAATCTATATGCTGTTCTATTTCAGACCAGATAGACTTGTGAGACATGGCAAATCCTGCATGACACAGGCGTTTAACGTAAGGAACTGGGATTACCGCAAGATCGGTTAGGATGTCTAGCTTCTCCTGCGTTCCTCTAAAAACAATAATATCTATTGTCTTACGCTTAACCACAAAAGCCGTAGCGCTGGTCAGTTTATTCTCTATCTTAATGGCATCACGATTAGTATCGTTGTAAGCCTTGATAGACCAAGAACACGCAATCTTTAGCAGGACAGGATCAAGTTTCATTTGTCAGCCTTGTTTTCTAACCGCTTAAATATCGCACCAAGCATCTCTTTGATCTCAGCAATGTCAGACCTGTAATCTTCTTTAGTAACATACTGAATCGGGATATTTCTCATTTCTGAGTCTATCCTGTCTAACAAGACAAATACGCGATTGACCATCCAGCCGCCAGTAAAGCCAACCAAAGCTACGCCTACGTTAAAAATTACTTGATATTCCATACTACCCTACCGTTACAGCCGCCATAAAAATTGCAGAACCCGCACATATCGCCAAAGCGACCAAGGCGATGACTAAGTTCTTTATCTCGCGTTGTCGTTGCAGCTTCTCGCGTTGTATCTTCAAAAGCTCACGCCGAGCCGCAGCTCTTCGGTCACGCTCCTCTGATCTCACTCTAAGCATTTTGTGATAAAGCGGAGTCTTGCCCTGCGCCATAAACATCTTTTTAATTTTAGCCTCGTACTCATCACAGGCAATTTCTGCTTGTATTACTTTCAAAGCATAAGACTCGACCGACTCTGCGCCGTAAGCCCCATTAGGCTTGCGCTTGTGTTCTTCCTTAGCTTCTTGAACCTTGTCTTTGGCATCATAAAAGTTACCAAGTTGATCCATTAGGCCACTAGCCTGCTGACCTGTATCAATCGCAGACTGTATGAGGTCAAAGGCTTTCTTAGCCGCCCCTAATGCTAATCCAATCTCGATCATTGCTTACTACTCTTTTATGCAGCGTCTTCTTCAACGCGAGGATCAACCCAACCTTCGACTAATGTCCAAGTACCATCAGCGGCACAAGAATACTTACAACCGAACCAATCGTCTGGCTCAGTCACGCCTTCGATTAGTGAAGAGTTGCTTGAGCCTAGATCGCCGATAATAAAATCCAAATTAGCAGGGTCGCCTACTTCGATGTAGTCTGCTGTGATGTTTAACTGCTTGTCATCAGCAAACAGGTACTTGGAGCAGTTCATGTCGCAAATAATAGTTTTCATGTTTGTCCTACCAGTAAGAGTGTGGAAGATGAGAGGGCTTTGCCTGCTTTCTGATTAGAAATAGATGCGCTAATAGTTCCGTCTGTTTGAACATAGTAAGTAGCGTTTGTTGTTAGGCTAGACAAATTTTCAGAAACTCCTCCACGCAAAGTTACTACTCCTGTCGCTAGGTTAGATATGGCTTCGGCGCTAACGCCAATAAAATCAATGTTATTAGAGGCTCCCGAATCTATCGCAATAGAGTTTCCAAAATTAGTGCTATTATCTTTATAGTTCAGTAAAAACACTTCTGACGTAGGAGAATAAACTATTGATTTTTGGTCTGATCCAGATGAAGTTCCGATTGACGTTTCTATTGTAGAAACTGTAATTGTTGACCCTGACAACGAAGCTACTTTAAATTTAGCCTGATACGGATAAGATTGACCTTCTGCGTCACTTCCAAAAATGCCTATTTTATTTGCAGTGCTATCATAGGCAAAAGCTACATTTTGCAAACCCGTTGATACCGCTGTTCCTTTTGTAAACGTACTGCCATTAAAAGCAAAAGGAATTAAATAAACGTTGTAAGGAGTGGTAGTCTCTTGATAGTGCATCACAATCCTACTTGCGGCAGTGTCATAAATTAGTTTTGGAGTGTATCCGCTAATAGATGGATTATACTCGCTTCCAAAACTTATACTTTTGTTAGAGCTAATATTCATAGCTCTCATTCTTATTCCACCATTGTAGTAGGAAATGATGGTGCGAGAATTTACAGAGTCATAAGTCAAATCATGCGCTATATCGCCGCCGCTCTGAGTTCCTAGTGGATAATTTGTACCCGTGCTTATGGTATTGCCGTTAATTTCTATAACTTCTACATATTGAGTATAGTAAGGATACGCCCAATAATAGGTTACAACGGCGCGGCTTGCGCTAGGATCATAACTACCAAATATAGAATCAAAATTTAGATTGTAACCATTACTAGCAATTGAAAATTGAGTACCAAACAGCAAAGTACCTGATAGTGACTGTTTACAACCTACTATTTTGTTATAGCCGTCACTGTATTGATAAACAGCTATTACTCTATCTGTTGCCGCATAATAAATTGCCGCAGTCGGGCCTGTTCCTGCTGATGATACAACGATTCTGGGAGTATCAAATGTTATTGTTTTTCCTGATATAGTTCCTAAAGCCGCAGTAATATATCCGTTGTTTCCATTATCCTGATAAACCACCATCAGTTTATTGTCAGCTACATAGCAAGAGCTAATCGAAGAGACGCTTGAGCTTTCAAACACTGACGCTGTTCCTGCTGTTGGAGGAAATCCATCAGGGTTAATTTCAGAAATTGTTCCGTTAGAATTAACAGCTACTGCCACACCGTTTGGTATTGTTCCTGACGCAACAAAGTCAGCAGTTTTACCACCGCCACCGCCGCCTCCACCAATTAATTCGCTTAGGTTACTCATAGTATTAGATCCACCATATTGATCGTGGTTGCGGAGATTGCTCTTCCTGCTTTAATGTTAGATTCTGTGGTGCTTAAAGAGCCATTAGATTGAACGTAATAATCAGACCCGCTAGCTAAACCAGACTGAGCTTCGTTTATCCCGCCGTAAACATTGACAGTACCTGTCGCTGTGTTGGCTATTGCTGAGGCTGTGATGCCTATGAAGTCGGAGGCGTTGGATGTTTGAACCGAACTTAAAACCGTGTAAGGCTGATTTGTATTACCTGTATCTCGATAACCTGTAACTACCCGTTCTGCGATTGGGTCATACACATTAGTAATGTATTGTCCGTTAGCTGCCCTAAACACTACATCTGTTCCAACAGAAAAACCTGTTCCGCTTATTTGAATAGCTGCAATAAAGCAATACTGCGAATTAGGCGCAGCGTTTTTTCTAAATGAAACAATGCAACGCTGATTTACCGAGTCGTAGCAAACATCATATTCAGTAGAGCCAGAGGTTGCGTTATAAATAGCTGTTGCAGTTCCGAAGGAAATACTAGTTCCCGATACAGTCCCAACTCTGCCGTACAGTATGTTTGAGTCGTTTGAGTAAACAATTAACACTTTTCCTGCTGCGCTATCGTAAGTGACTGCTTGAGTTTCAACGGCGGGGCTTGCGTGTTGAGTCGGTGTCCCATAGCTTAGGCTTGAGCCTCCTACAGTTATCACAACAGTTTTACCTGTGCGATTCTGGTACTTATATGACATAACCATTTTTTGATTAGCAGAGTCCCACGCCATATCCATACTGTTTGGAAAGCTAGCAGAGGAGTCGAAAGCAGATGCGCCATATATATTTGGAGTAGAGCCGCCAACAGATATTGGTAGCGCGTAGCCTTGCCCTGTCCATTGATCTAAATATGTACAGACAAAATTGCCTTGCGTTGGGCAGTTTTCAACCGCGATTGCTCTGCCATAACCTGTATGTGCAGGATAATAGACGTACAGAATATTACTAAAAGATATGCTAGACCCTGACACAGTAAATTGTGTTGCATATAAAGTTGCATCACCACTGTAGATCATTGTCATTATGCCTTTGCCGTCTGCATACTGACCCGTGGTTACATCTGCTGCTATATGATCTCTATAAGAGCTGTTCGCAATAGTTGGGGTACCAAAAGCAATTGTATTACCGCTAATACTACCCACCACAGCAGTGGGATAGCCCGCATTGTTACGATAAAAATATAAAACTTTATTGTTGAAAGAATCATACCTAAGAATCTCTTCTGTACCAGTAGTGCTTGCGGCAGAAGACTCAGCATAATTTGTTATATTACCTGTAGTTGATGCTATCGGGACAACAGTCCCATCTGTTTTTAACGCAACAGCCTGACCACTACTCAGAGTCCCAGACGCAATGAAATCTACTTCATTCTGACCACCGCCACCCGACGGAAGAAGTTCCGACAGATTGCTCATTACACGCTCCAACCAATAGTGGCGTTGACGTAGCTCATAGTGATTTCAGCGAAGTTCTTGTCAAACACCAAGTCAGTAGCAGAGCTTGCTATCTTAGAGCCGTTACGCGCTACCGTGAAAGTAGTCGTAGCCGCTGCGCCTGTGCCGTCTTTAATTCCAACCGTGTCTCCTGCACTTGGAGAAGCAGGAAGCGTAATAGTAATACCACCCGCTGTGGCTATAATGTTGTCGCCTACTACTGCGGTGTAGTTAGCGCCTTTCTGGATAGGCGAATCGTCTTTGCTGTTTATCTGAGCTTGAATCGGGCTAGTAACTCCGTCAGTGTAGTTTAACTCGGTAGCCGTTCCATTGTAGTCGCTGATCTGAGAAACAGTTACAGAAGTTGCTGTAGGAG